TCGCTGACCCGTGGACTATCAATCGAGCTAACCTTACGTGTCCACCATTCTGCTGACTGTCTGTGGTGAGTGTCGAAGAAGAATCCACTCGACCTGGTCGGGTTCCCCAACAGGATTGTGCAGGCGTTGGTTCCTGACATGGAGCCACTGGCTGCCTCAAAAATCGTCTCAGGTATTCCGCTTGCCTCATCGCAAATGAGCAGCACGTTGTCCGAGTGAACGCCCTGCAGAGATTCGGGCACTTCTTTTTTGCTGACCCGAGCGGCGCAGAACGCATCACTGGGTGCTGCCTTGTGTGCAATGCGATCACTCTTGACGTCGTAGCATTCCTGCAAGGCGTGCGGCAGCTCGGCAAACCAGCGCTTGGTTTCCGCGAAAAGCGCGTCATATAGCTGTGCGGAGGTTGGTGCGGTGACGACGATCTTAACGGGATAGCGCGTTGTGAGATACCACAGCATGGTCCAGCTGGCCACTGCGGACTTGCCGGTGCCGTGACCGGACCTTACTGATAGTCGTCTGGTCCCGTCGTTAACAGCGGTGAGGAGTTCTTCCTGCCAAGGGTCCGGCGTGACACCTAAAACGTCACGCACGAAACCGACAGGGTTAGTACGAAAAGTGAGGAGAAAGTCTGAGTATATGTTTTGCTTTGCCCCTGTTGCCATCGCAAACCCGCTTGACTGCCATGTGGGAGATCGGGTGATTATACATCCTTTCAATCTCTGCAGCGACTTGACGCAAAGTGAGACCCTTTGCACGCAGGTGTTTAATGCGCCATTGCGCCTCGTCAGCGCGAGGGAAAATTGGCTCGAGCTTGGCTTCCCTGCCGGTTCCAATTACCCGAAAGCCCCAAGGTGGATGACCGCCGATGTGGCCGCCTCGAGCACGCTTCGCGGCTCGCCCTTTGGCCATCTTTTCCTTGATCATCTCGCGCTCATACTCCGCAAAGCTTGCCAGCGTGTTCAGGATCAAGCGACCAACGTGGTTGGTTTCATCGCTCACATTGCCGTGCTCAAACGTGATGAGATTGCAGTGCACCTTCTTGAGCGCCTCAATGGTGTTCAGGCAGTCGCAGAGACTCCGACTGAATCGGTCCATGCTCGCGACGATGATTGTGTCACCGTTGTGGAAAACATAGCGCGCATTACCCTTCCGCTCGAAGAAGGGCTTGGCACCAGAAACGCCGACGTCCTCAATCCACGTAATTTTGTCGTCAGGAAGACCATTCGCCTTCGCGAGACCTTCGATGATTGAGCGCTGGGTTTCTAAGCTGGTGTTGGTCGCCTGCTCGTCAGTGCTAACTCGAGTGTAGCCGTAGACCGTCATCTATGCCTCCTCCACATAGACCCTGCGCTCGCCCTTGTCCTCTGACTCCATGAACTCTTCTCCAAAGGCAAAATCCATTACTTGCTTTTTTGCCTCTTCGTTCAAGCAGCCAATCAGCCCCTGTCTCAGAATAAATACAATCTGTTCCTCAGTCAGTGAGTTGCTCATTTTTGCTCCTCCACATAGACCCCAATCTCAGTCTCGCTGATTGAAACGCCCAGCCGTGAACCCTCTTTTAGTCTTTGAAGCTGATCTGCGCTGAAACAGATATTCTCGGCGAAATCATCTCCGCTGACATTCTGGGATTTTTCCCAGACATCCTCATCTCTCCGAGGATCAAAGCCGTCCGCATAGATGACCAAAAGGGGTTCATCGTCTGCCCTTGGGTAGGCTTGGACCAGATAAATCCCATCGTCCTTGACAAGCGTGAAGCACTTTTCGTCAGTCGTCTCGTCGGAAAAAGGAACCTCGAACTCATCGTGCTTAGCAGTGTTCATAGCCAAGGCACGCAGGGCGATCCTGCTGAAATCGTTTAACCCGAAAATCAGCTTGGCTTCGAAATTTCCCAGAACGTCTTCAAAAAAATCGTTTTCTTCGATATTACTCATGTCTTTCCCCTTATTCTCTTAGTTTAGTTTATGCCTATTTTGCTGCCACCGCAGCCGTAGTACTCTTGAAACAGCTCAGCGCTCCCGCAAAAAATCACTTCCCAGTGATAGTCGTTGAGGCGCTTTTGCACCCAGATGGTTTCGCCTTCGCGATGTGCTGTGATTTTGTAGCGGTATTCGGTGTCGCCGTGGATGTCGTGGCTTTCGGCGATTTCGACGCCTTCATTCTTGCGAATGAAATCCTCTGCGGTGCGAACACCCTTCAGCCATTCTGCTGCACCCTCTGGGTAGCCATCGTGGTGCTTATAGCAGTAGGTCGTTTTGTCGCCGAGACTAAACTCGTATGTTGCTCTCGTACTCATTTGTTTCCCCTTGTTGGCGTTCCTTATTGGAACACCGCTATATTACCAAACACCGTTACAGATGACAACTATAGGTTGACACTTTATAGGGAAACGTTGTGTTTTTTTGCGCGTCAGAGGACAATGTCTAGGTGTCAGGATTAATCGCCATCGATGGCGGTTTTCAACTGCCCCCTCCCCTGGGCAGCTGACCCAGGCCCCGCCCTCTCGGCGGGGCTTTTCTGTAGGGGACCCTCCCCCTGAGCCTGTAGGAACCGTCGTAAGTGTCGTCACCCGCGCGTTCATTGGGTTACTTCGGTTACTACAGTTACTACGGTTACTAGGGTTACGACGGTTACTATGATTTTTGGGGGAGCCTTTGGATTTTTTAAAAAAAATTTTACGCGTACAGGACCACGTCCCCTCCACGCCCCCTCATATAAAAAAAGGGGGGGGTTAAAAATGGAGCAAAAGTGGAGATCTGGCGAACTGGCGACGTATCTTATTGTTTTATAAGGGTTTTATTGTCGGCCTGACCTTCGGCCTGGGAGCTCTCGCTGTAACGTTCGTGTACGGGTGTTACATCGGCCATAATAATATCCTTATTTATCAATGACTTAGCATTTTTCCCCATTCTTTTTGCCTCGGCAGCACCTGCACAGGCAGCACTAGGGAAACATCCGTAAAATCAATGACTTACATCTTGTTCTGGCTCATCATCATCGTCAACCTCCAGTGACTCTCTAGCAGGCTCTTGCCGGCTTATGTCCTTCAGTGCATTCAAATGCTCTGACTGCAGACTGATCTGCACAGCTGGCTGTGCCTTGTCTGCCCAGCTATCAGGGTCTACGCGCCCTGCAAGCCATTTTCTGGTGTCAATGCGCAGCTTGTTGACAGCTGCATCACCGGGATCAGTCGAGCTGTCAGCGATCGCCAGCGTCTCCTCCGCCAAGTGCTCAGCCCAGCGTCGTCTGGCTTGCAAGTACCGATCCATGCGGCCAGGTGCCTTCTCGAGCCAGCCATACCAGATTCTTTTGGAGACCTTGTACTTCAGGATCGCCTGAGTGACCGGCAGCCCAGTAGCAAGGTCCTCATAGATATTGTCCTCCAGCTCATCCAACCGCACGTAGTGCGCCCTAGTGATCCGTCTTCCTGCCATCCGTACCTCCCATTTGTTCAATGATGATTTGCTCGATGTCATCCCGGTCGAGCCCCCATTCGCCGAGTTCAGCCTTGCTGGCCATTAACTCGCGGCGCAAATTGTCTGGCCGCTTCGGCGGCTCAACTGAGCGCGCCTTCCCAAAAATTGACGGTTGTTCCTCCTTGGTTGCCGACCTGAGTGTCTCTACCGTAGAGAATGTGTGTCCACAAACCTTACACAATCTGATTCTAGATACTCTCTCAGGGCTGCTCACGGTGTCTCTCACCCTGGTAGCGCCCTGACACTTCTCACACCTCAAAATCGCCTCCTGCGCGATCTGAGGAGGTTTGGAGTGCATCTGCCTTCAATATCCTCTCTACAGAGTCGGCGGCGGTGCCGTTAGTCACCAGCGAGGAGGTAAAGCGCAGCACCCGCCATCCCAGCTCCAAGGCGAGGTTGTACTTGATGCAATCCTCTTGAAAGCCCTTCCCTCGGGTATGTCTACCACCGCTCCAGGTGCCGCCCTCGATCTCTGCCACCAGCCAGTTCGCCGGGAACACAAAGTCGAAGCGAAATCTTCGTCCCGGTATGAGCATCAGCTCTCTTTCGTAGACGATCATTTTCTCGTCAAGCTGAGCTGCAAATCGCTCTTCGAGTCTACTCACGTTCCAACTTCCTCGAGTGCAATACCCCGGAGGGAAAGCGCAACTGCGAAGGTTGCGCATCCCCCTTTAGGGGGAACGACCTTCGCACCTTCGCAAACGTTGTAACTCATTGATTATATTCAAGTTTATTTTTGCGAAGGTTCGCAAAACAGACCTTCGCACGTTTTAACCTTCGCACTTTCTGCAGGCCCCTAGAAATGCGGCCTCCCAGCTGCGAAGGTTGTATATTCTGCGAAGGTTGATGACCTTCGCAAACACTAACCTTCGCACTTTTTTCTCCACTATGTCTCACTATTCTCTCCATTATTAGACCCCTCCAGGTTGGAGCCCGCCCATCCTGCTGCAGTCAAATCGCGCGCAACAATCCAGTGCAAATTCATCAGATTCTGGTTCGAGATAGCCTTGCGGTACTCTGGATATGCCATGTCTCTCGCTCGCTCAGCTCGGCAACTTCTGCACTCATACAGCAGCCGCCTAGTGAAGTGTTTCTTGCCTCGCTTGCCGCAATGCTTGCACGAATAAGCTCTTCTTTTATTCTTCATCTGAACTCCTTGTTCAGCTCGATCCATGCTCTGGATGCTGTTTGGGGGACGACTCCGTTGCCCAGCAACCTAATTCGGTCCACCCGATCGGCAATCCCATGAGCCACTCGACCCACGTCGGATTCAACGTCCCAGATGTCTGAGCCTTGTTGTCGGTGTGCTGAACTGCTACGTCCAGCGTATCCATACTCACTTTGCC